TTGCATGGCTGGGATCAATTCTAAAACCATAGTTTCCATTAGTTAAGTTTGATCCGCCAATATAAACATATCCTTCAGCATTAATGTTTTGAACAGTAATGTCAACTCCAGAGTGTGTTACTGGAGGACTTAGCAATATTGCAGAAGTTGTGCTAAGAGCAACTATTTTGTTTGTTGTCATGACTTTATTATATCATTCTTATTGTCTGAAATTTCATTTAAACCTCTTGCGATATCGGCGCAGACTTCAAAAGCCTTCTTAGTCCTGCGACTTTTGGCTTTTCCATGTTGCGCCCATACATCATAAGTAAATTCAATATCTAGAGCAATTTGTTCACGTATTTCTTTTACAGTAAAAACAATAAAGTCCCAGACTTGCTCTTTCTGTTTATCCGTTAGTTCATCTGTCCAATTTGTCATAATTTATTTACTATGTGCCCCTTTCGGGGCACTATAGCATCTCCTTAGAATGGAGTTTTCACCCAAGGATTATCTGATGACACCTCTGTAGTGGCAACAGAATTCTTAGACAAAGTAAACAATGTAACCCCAATATGCTCTGCTTTAAACTCATATGAGCTACGCTTATTACCTTCTTTATCTGTCCAAGTATCCTCAATCATCGTTCCAACTACAATAATTTCTTGACCCTTTTTAAGGTTAGACATTACATAGTCAGCGTTCTTACCCCAGACCTTAATCGTTGTCCAGGTTTGGTCACGATCTTCCCATTGACCCTGTTCGTTTTTTGCTCTATCACTAGATGACAAACGAAAACGGGCACCAGTAGATCCGATTTTTTCAGGATCTGTTCCTAAGCGCCCAACTAAAGTACCGTATAGATTCACTATATTTCTCCTATAATCAATTGTTTTGTACTGCTTTACAAGTGTATCATAATGATTTTTCATTGTCAACTGATATACTTTATAAATGACCAGAATTATTATTGCTGCTGCTGGCGAAGGTAAACGTTGGAATAACTTTCGTAATATACCAAAACATTTAATAACAATAGAGAATGAAACATTGCTACATAGAATATATAAACAGTTCAGGCATTTTTCTGACGATATCGTAATAATTTCTTCTGATGAAAGATATGCAATTGAGGGCGCAACCTTAGAACCACCAATGATAGGTGACTGGTTAGACTTCGGGAAAATATATTCATCTAGTCATTTATGGTCTGATGAAAGAACAATAATAGTCTTTGGAGATGTATATTTTACAGATGAAGCAGTTAAAAAAATTATGTCAAACCAAGATCCATATAAATTTTTTATGAGAAAAGGGCCATCAAAATATACTGGCAAAGGACATAAAGAAATATTTGCATTGGCTTTTGACGGCAGCATGAATGAAAAAATTAAACAGCATATAAATGAGTTAGTGGCAGCAAAACAACGTGGAGCAGGGGCTTGGCGTCTATATCTACATATGCAAGGATTTAAACAACAATCTAGTTATTATGTAGACTATTTTAAAAATGGAGGGTACATAGAAATCAATGACTGGACAGATGATTTTGACTACCCTGAAGACTTACTTAAATGGGAAAAAATGCGTTTAAAGCTCGGCGCAAAATAGAAGTACACAACCACCATTTGCCCCTTTGCGGGGCAATATGGTTATCTATTTCTGTTTGCCCCTAACAATATCTAATACAAGCATCTTCATTCCTAATGCATTTAATTGTGAAGGAGTATTGATATCAATCTTTTCAATCTCTCTTATGATCTCTTCTCTGATTTCTTGTTCTGTCATTCGTAATCATCTTCCCTTACTATTTTGTAATAAGTTCCATACTTTTCATATAAAGGCCAAAAAGTCTTCCATTTCCACAATCTAAATTTATACTTCCAACCTGTATACCCATCTTCTTCCATATAAGTCATATCTAGTAAACCACTAGATGCAATCTCTCCCGACAAATTTGCGATCCAACGCAAAGGTGGGCGGGATTTATGAATAACTTTCCAACTATCATCATCAAGCAGCATTTGCAATTACCCCTAGTAGAAAACCAATTATAAAGGTTCCTATAACTAATGCCCCTACATAACGTCTTTCAAAATATTGTCTCAATACATTGTCTGAAACTTCTTCATCAATTTCAACCCAATTGTTATCAATATCTTTTGTATAATATTTTTGTTTTTTCATTAATCAATCCTATCATAATAGCCAACTTTTTTCAAGTCTTTATATAGAGGAGAAGTGGTGTCCATATAAATACCTGTAATGAAATTTGAAGACACTATTTTATAATCTTTGCTTTCCATTAGCGTCTTTAATCTTGAACCTTCAAAGCTGCCCAAAATATCATCCTCAATGAGGATAAACAATGGGCGGTACTGAAAGGAATAAGAAGTAATGACATCGTAATCTAATCCCTCAATATCTATATTAAGAATAATTGGAGGATAGTTATGCTTCTGCATGTGTCTGGAAAAAATTTCATCCATCGTAATACATTCTACGCTAATTGATTTTTGCATTTGTAATTGTCCTGCTGTGGCAAGTCTTTCTGAAAACTCTTTATCTAGAGTATTGATTGAACTGGTATCGCCAAACATATATAACTCTCTTGTTCCTGCCTCAACATCAACTGCAACCTGAAGGTACTGGTCTAGATATCTATGCTTTGCAACTTCATCTTTAATTATTGGATTTGGATCAACAAGTGTTCCCCTCCAACCGAGGGTATACAAAAAATAAGTATTATTATCTATAACAGGATGAAAACATCCAATGTCTATATAGCTTTGTTTTGCAAATGTATCAATATGACTAATTGATTTTAGTCTATCCATTAGACCATATAGCATGGCATCTTCGCCGTATGCTGAATTAGATATAAAACCTGGCATCTTCCCAGTATCTCACAAATGGGCGGGGAAGTCAAATAATGTCGTATTTATCAAAATCATCAATGTGATCATCTACATCACGTTGAATAGGAAATATCTCGTTCGTAATCTGTTTCATCTACTATCCTTTCCCATCCACATCTAGTACAAGAATATAACGTTTTTTTATCTAATTTAAAGATTTGATATCCATGTAGATGAGTTGGAGGCATAAGATATTATACAACAGAAAGTGGGCAGTTTATCGCTCATGCCCAGGAGCGCATCCCCAGAAAGGGAGGGACGACTTCATCGCCAGAAAGGGAGCGATGAGAAGAGTTACGGCCATGTTCTCCCATTTAAGGGTAACTAACCGTTCTTGCCTTCTAGATATAAGTATAGCAAAATGTTGGGGGTATGTCAAACAGGGGCGGTATAGTATAATAATCTCATGCTTAACTGTATAACATGTAAGACTAAACTAATACCTATAGTACATGGTAGATTAGATCCAGAGATATTAGATATGCAGGATAAAGGATTATTGCTGGTTAGTTTAGATAAGACCAGAAGTGCTAATTCATATTGCCCATTATGTGAAGAAGCATATGGGGATTATACGGATTTTCCTGATACCCCGTTAAATTCATGATCAGAACATACAGAAAATAACTTTTCTTCTATAGCCTTTATACCTATGGACTTAGCGCCACAAAAATAACATTTAGACATAAAATCTAAATTAGCTTGGCGCATTTTGTCCAAAGCTTCTATCAACTTTATATCTTTATACCATTTGGTATTCTGGCTAGGCATATAAGCATTGTATCATAAATACCCCTATTTGTCCACAATTTAATATAGTTATCCACAGGTTTATACACAAGATATCCACAAATAAATCTTACTGATAATATTTTCTTATTAATTTTGTGGAGGAAAATGGAGGAAAGTGGGGGATGAAGCATCTTTTACAGAGGCGTTCGTAATGTCCAGTTCAAACCAACCCAGTTCCCAAACCATTACCATATAAAATTCTATTTGTCAAGTCCAATATATGGGCAATATTGTCTCAAATATTGATATTAAAATGTTATAATTTTGCCCAAAAATGTTTTAAAAGTATAACAAAAAGTTATAAAACATATGGAAAATATTTGAAAATATCCAGGAAAAATTTGATATGTTCGTAATGTTTTATATGGGGATAATTTGTAATGATCGTAATCTTTTTTATGCCCCGCCGCTACCGCCGCCGCAGCCGCCGCCAAAAAAATCGGGGTATAGAAAAGATACTTCGTAATCCCCTATATACCTTATATTCAAATATACCTTCTGGTGATTCATCATAATGATGATATGAATAATGTTTATCAAACATAGCTTTTGAAAAATATCTTTTAGGCATATAACAATTATATAACAAAACTTTCTGGGATTTTTTGAAAAGGCTTCTTAATAAAATTTTGGGAAATATTTATGTTTGTCGTAAATGTCCGATTTGATATGATTTGACCCGGGGCAAAATATTATGAGCAGTTTTACGCCATGCTCAGGGCGACCAAGAGAGTGTTAGTCCCATGTCAGAAGCGGATAAATCCCCTCGTCCTAAGAATTCCTGCCTCTTGGTAAATCTATTGTAGCAAAATACAATGCCATTGTCAAGTATCTTTATTTCCTGCTGCCTGAAATATTTCTTCTAAAGATGTATATCCTGTATCTTTTATTTCTAGTGCAGATAAAAATAGATCCCATGTTTCTATTACATACCGTCGTCCATCGTCACTGGGCTCGCATAGATTTTCGGCGGTAAGGTAAGCAAGCGGCAATCCAACATCATTATATTCAATAAAATCAGAGAACGTGCTATCATCTCTGTATTGTATATAAAGCTTTGCTAATATCTCTGATATATTAGAAAAGTCCGTCGCCATAGTATTTACCCATTTCTCTATATTCTGCTACTTCTTTATTATACTCTGTTGCTTCTAATACTTCTACTGCCCTGCGATAAACGACATAAGGTTGTGCCGTAGCAAGATACCTACCTACTGATTCTAAATCTAATGAATAATCGGATAATAATTTGCCAATAGAAATAGCCACCTTCTCTTCTTTAGAAGGCGGTAATCTTAGTCCTCGTCTGATAGCCATAGTCCCTTTCATTGTATCAAAGATGTTGGGGGAGCGCAAGCCCTACCAAAACCTGCGCTCTACCCCTTATATTCGTGAGATGACCCCTCATTCTCACGTAACGGCCTGAGTCACCACTTCAGACCCTCAGTTAAGAATTTAAATATGCTTCTTTTAACATATGGTATTCAATAAAACTGGTAAATGAATGTGTTCCTGTTTCATCTATAACTGTTTTATTTTCTAAATCAATAGTGATATCAGGATGGTCTCCTCCATATGCCCCGTCACTGTTACTGGCCCACAAACCAAAGCCTGTCTCTTCAGCCCACTGGTCCCCAATCAACTGGCTCACAATGATACGTGTGCAATACGACATGTCATTCCAGCGTGGCTCTGCAGCCTTCAGTGCAGCAGCAAGGGCAACAAATCTATCATAGCCACCCCAATGACTATAAAGGTTAACAGACAAGTCCTTATCCTGTTTTATACTAAATACAACTCTATCTCCCATGGTATTTCCTTTCTATAGTTTGTTCAATCATATCAAAATCTAATGGCAATGTCAACTGCTCATACATCGTTCAGCCACCCGTCATCTTCCAGGGATACAAGAAAATTGTTATCTCTCATCCAATCTCTGATTGTCTCTTCTATGATGTCCCCGCCCGAATCCATGCTAAGACCGAAACCGTCTACATCTTCCCAGAACTTATCAAAGATTTGTTTTAAAGTTATGCCTTCAGGCACAGCCTCATCAACATAATCATTTACAGCAAGGTCCTTCATCTGATAGTTCTCAAATATCTCTTTCATGATATCAAAGGCCCATACCCACATTAATGATGGGAAGACAGGAAGTTTAGTAACCCTATCTAAGATATCATTTAGGTCACGATATACATCGTCCCTACGTGTTTGTTCTTGTAGATCTAAACTCATTTGCTTTCCCTTTCTGCATATTCAAATGATAGTTGGTATGTAAGACTATATAGATAAGATAGAGCGTCTACTTGTCCTTCCCAGTACCGCCGCTCCATGGAATCCATTGCCTCTTCAGTCTCGTCCTCTACACGTTGTGCATTCTCCAGTTCTTGCTCTGCTTCGTATAGAAGTTCCTTCAGGTGCCCATGCATGATATCAAGGGCTGAAGAGCCTGCGTCAATCTGCCTCTGCAGATGTGGTTGTATTTCTAGCGGGTATGGGTCAATCACAGCATTTCCTCCATTGTTTTCAAAAGGTAACGAGCAGAAAGAATCTGCCCTGACATATGATTATATTCAAAGTCTAACTCATTATAGTCCTTAGAGGCAGGGTCTAGCAACTCCATTTCTGAAGCAATCCCTTCAAGGTCTTGTTCTAAACTAATAATATGTATTTTGGTATATTCTATTAGTTTAGTTTTACGTGCTATGTATTCTGATTCCATTATGATTTTACCCTTCTGTATTCTGGAACATGGTCGTCGTCCAAGTATACTTTATGTATATCGCATTCCGCAACACACTCTAGGTCTGCCTCGCCTAGATAGTGACATTCATTACATATTTCGCCACAATCATTATCACAATAATCCATGCAGTCAATTGCATCACAATCTCTGCACTGAGATTCATAATTAGATTCAGCAGTCATCTTTCCATTGACAAATTCTACTTCCCCACCCCAACCTTGTTCCTCTTGATATGTAAGAGTAATTACACAGTTAGGCACAAGGGCAGACAACTTCTCCATAGCAGGCACAGGCGGCGACCAAGCGGTATTGAATGAATATACAACCCATTGGTCCTCACCATTAGACATATGTTCTAGCAAAGAAGTATCAGGATACTTATCGTCATTATGAACAGCAACATCCCATTTAGTTCCCCAATTACGGACATTCCATGAATACCAGTTATTACCTGAGAACATATATTCAGAATTCTCGTTTGGGTCTTTCTGCAAATGATATGTCTCATCTGAGACACCGTCCTGCAAATGATTATATATATTATGAAATGCAAAGACAGGATTAGAGAATTCATATTCCTTGAATTCCATTTGTTGAGATTGCATATTCCAATTCTCAAATGTTTTCTTATATGGAGCATTGAGCCTATCTTTTATAGAATCAACTTGCTCTTTTGGTCCTTGAATTGTCAAGGTGTTATATACCCAATTTGGCATGGGGGTCCTTTCTGTTGGTGATATTATTCTAGCAAAAATGGCAGGGTATGTCAAACATGACCTTCAGCAATTAAACCTTCTAATAAACTAGCGGTATCTGCTAATCCCTTCATAGCCAATGCTTCTTTACTTACATGATCCTCTAAATAGATAATAGCAATATCTATTGATGCAATCATTTTTTCTATATCATATCTTGTATAACCTAACATATATACCCTTTCTGTGGTAAATAAATTTTAGCAAAAAACTGGGAAAAAATCAAGTCCCTCTTAATAAAAGATTTCAAGAAATACAATTTAGTTACGTAAAAGGTACAAAACGGACACCCCGGGGGATTTTTTGCGATGCGTATGGGATTTGAACCCATGATCTCTAGCGTGACAAGCTAACGATTTAACCAAACTAATCTAACGCACCAAAAAAAATTGAGCAGTTTATACTCTTGCTCAGGAGTTGCGATTACTTACGCAATCGCTAGAACATCCTTTACTACTTTTAGCAAACGATTTTTTTCTGCGGTAATTGTCGCATCAAAACCAGAAGCAGCAGCAAGTAGAGATTCGTTATTATCTCCACGAGCAGAGCGGTGCCAATCAAGGCGTTCAGTTAGAGCATTGAAAGCGCCCCAAGCAGAGCCAGCAATCATGCCATTGAATTCACCTGTATAAATATCGTTGATAACATCAACTTTATTTGCCCACTTTTTGATTGAACCCTTAGAATCCTTTTCAGGCTTAGGATAAGCAGCGAGAATAATCTCATTGAATTGACCAGCAGTGATTTCTTTCTGAATCATAGCATGAGCAAGTTTATCAAACTCGTCCATGTAAGCATTAGCAAGACCAAGAGCAGTACGAGCAATTTGTACTTTACCCTGTGCTGTCTGAGTATGACGAATCTTGAAAGATTGCTTTACGCCGTCTTTCTTCTTTCTGCCACCTAGAGCAAGGTTAAGAGTGTTAGCACATACAACACGAACAGGTGTGATTGACGCTTGAATAGCAATAGAGCCATCATGTGATGTATTGATAAGCAAATAAGTCTTTACCTTATCAGCAACACCGCTAGGGTCTAATACAGTTTCACGCTCAAGAGCAAGAGAGCCGAATACAACACGACCTCCACGAATTGAGCCAGCAGTTTCCCAACGACCTCCGCCGTCTAGGATATTATCACCGAATGAGAATAATTCTTCATTTTGTAGTGGAACATATCGTTCGCCTACAACACCAAGAACATCTGTCTGAGTGTTATTTGTAGGATTTGTCCTAACAACATATTGGTAAGCCTTATCTGAGACAAGGTGTGATGGAATATTTACATCTTCTAATCTAACATTCCAATTATTTAGATTAGCAGCAGCGAGCATTTCTGCCGTAGTTTTTTCTTCTGTGAATACTGTGCCTAGACCATGCCAAGCAGGTTCACGGAATGATGCGAATGAAGCAACGCCATTTTGCGTTTCTAATTCATGAGCCATTTTTTTTCCTTTCTATAGCCATTTAGAATCAATCTTAGCAGACATAACCGACAAAGTCAAACTATACTAGCAAGAATCGGGATAAATCGGACATTCTCTTAAAGCTTGACAAAGATCAAAAAATGTGCCCGGGATTTTTGTGGAGCAGTTTTAGGACGTGCTCAGGTCCTGGATAGCCCCACTATCACGCTTTATAGATATTATCTATCTCAACATCTACATCTCCGTCATATGAATTTAGTTCAGCATAAACATTTAAGTCAATATCACTGACATCAAAGTTAGCAACTTCATCTAACGGAACTGATATTGTTCCTGTAATTGTGGCGGTAGCCTCAAATTGAATTTCCTTGGTAGGATTAAATCCAAAGATACTGCATATGTCTGCAACTATCTCCTCTGAATCCATATCAAGATAATCAGGAAGACGACTTTCTAACATGCCTACATGCTGAGTGTATCTATTAAGTTCCCGTCTTTCTCTGCGGTGTTGGTGCAATTCATATTCAAGGTCGCTAACCTTTACTGTGGGGTACCAGTTTGTTTGGTCTGTTGAATCAGAATCAATAACTTTATAAGTCACGATTTGATTAGGGTTGTAGTGGGCTGGTACCACAGTTTCATTAGTCGTTTCCATTTGTTATTTCCTCTCCAATGGTGTTCATTTCTTTAATAGTATCCATCATCTCATTTAATTGTGTTTCTGTCAAGCAGACATGTGTGACGAGGGTAGCGGTAAGTGAAGCAAGATGAGCAGAATACATATAAATCATTCTGATAAAATCATCTTCTTCTAATTCATTTCTGTGATGAAATAAAGCAGAAGCCATAGCCATAGTTTCTTCATCATGGACGGCTTCTTGTGTTGCTTCTTGTAGTGCGATAGCAGTTGCTAACATGGGGGTTTCCTTTCTGTTTGTATATCTAATCATATCAAAAATGTGGGAAAAATACAAATCGTGCCGTAAACCAGCTTTGTGATCATTCTCACATTTCCCGGGGGGGATTTTTTGAGCAGTTTTTTATCTTGCTCAGGATAATTTTGTTAGTAAGTTTTTACCATAGCAAATCTTTGCTGACCATTTGCCAAGCGTAGCATTACACGAGTAACATTCTTAGTTTGTGGAACAAACTTTTCAATGCGACCTGTGATACCTGTTTTAGAAGTAGTGAATAAATCTCCTACTTGATAAGTGTATCCGCCTAATGTCATTTGTTTTTCCTTTCTGTTGGTGTGTGTTGAGCAGTTTTATTTCATGCTCAGGAAAGTAATTTTACAAGTATCTTGCGATAGCGTTGTAAGTAGAAGTGGAAACTGTTTCCTCATCTGTCATCTTGAGAATACGAATTGCGTTCTCAATTTCCTCTACCATCTCATTGTAAGAGTGGCGGTGGATTTGCTCAAAATCACGCTCAGGTTGCGGTGGAAACTCCTTCTCGTTGAGTTCTAAGTCAAAATCAACATTTAGGGTGTTATTCCAAGAACGATAACTTGTGCGAACATTTTTAGCCTTAGAGATTTGTGCTACGGCTAACTTAGCGATTTCCTTATTCCACTTCTCAGTAGCCTTTTGGAACTTCGCCTCGTTCTCATCTTGCTTAGCATAATCATTTTTGATTTGTGCTAACTTAGTTTCTAAAGCCTTGATAACTTTAGTGGTAGCGATTTTCACGCTAATTGCTTTCTGTCTAGCCATTTTATTTCCTTTCTGTTGGTGTTTTAGGGCTTATCCTATACTAGCATTTTCTAGTAAAGAAATCAAATTGAGCCTTTTTAGTAGTCATGCTCAGGACTTTTCCTGTATTAGGAATTACTTTTGCTTCCAAGTTGTCCAGCGAGTTGAGCCATTGACATCTAGTTTGACTCTAACTGTATTCTTATCGGTTGGCACGATTTCCTTGATAACGCCTGTCACCTTGCTCTTTTGAGAGGTGTAGGTGTCGCCTACCTTGTAAGTTGCTACTGATACTGACATTGTGTTTCCTTTCGTTAGTTGTTTTTCTTACTGTCTTATTATGACATTTTTTGTATTTATTTGTCAAGTCCAAATCTAAGAAATCTCATATTTTGAGATTATTTCTTTGTGACTTATATCACTCATGACCCATGCCCATAAGGGTTATGATAAATAATATAAATAGAATGATAAAGATTTCCATTATTCCCCCTATTTTTTCTTAGCACTAAACACTATGTCCGCTTTGTTATAGACACACAAGGAACATTTTACACAAGCAGAGCCCTCTTTGTCAATTAGAGGAATTGCTTTTTTGTTTTCAGGACATTTTGCGCCTACCCTGCCAATCATGGCTTTCATGTCTGACTGCCCAATTGCGAAGGTATCCGCTAAGTATGCTAATCTAATTCCACTTTGTGATAACTCAATAGCCTCATCTTTGTTATCTGTATCAGTACTAAAATAGAGAGATAGGTTGTCAATCTCTTTTAGCATACGGGCGGCGGCGGGTACACGAGTATAAACCCAAAATTGTATGTCTGTATTATTTAGAATAACACTTTTCCATGCTAGTGTATAAGTATCATTAAAGAAATCTCCGTCCCAATGGATACGGAATAACTTTGGAGCTTCCCTTTTATCACAATCTTTTCTGAAATCATTTATCATGTCTTGTAATAACGCTTCCATAGTATCATGGTCTGCGTCTTTAAGTAAATTCCAGTTATGCAATAGGGTATCTCTAACACCTTTGTATATCTTTTCTAACTTCCCTGCATAGCAGACTTTAGCGCATGTCGGTGTCTGATTAGGGCATGAGTAATCTTTTCCTGCGGGTAGTCCGAAGGTATTAGCAATAGTAGGCGTTTTACCATTAGGGGATACGGCATTAGCCACTTTTCTATCATTAGAGCGTTTTAATTTCATGGGGTACCTTTCTGAAATAATAATATCAAAAAATCATTAGTGTGTCAAATTTTTGTGTTTAATTTTACGTGAGTATTTCTTTTTATTCCTTAATGGGCGAGCAGCATTAGATCTCCTTAATTCCATAAGGCGTCTTAAATCTTCACTAGTTTTCTTAAACATAAAATAATCTTATCATAAAAATATCATTAAAGCAAATCAGGAGTTTCTTAACAAATCGGACATTTCGGGCGCCCCGGGGGGTTTTTATTCTAAAATAAATAATTCAAATTGTTCATCATCAACAATTTCAATTGTATCTTTCTCGCCATATTCATTTTCAATTAGCAAATCAAAACCAATTTTAGTTGGTGTGATAAATAAAACTTTTACGACTTCATCACCCAAACCAATTAGATCGTTTATTTCTAGTTGGTCTGAGTTCAGAACATCTACCATGCGATAATCCATAGTTAGCATTGTATACCTATTTTACAGATACTCTGCCGTCAGTGTAAAAGTTTTTTGTATACATTTTACCTGTCGGGTCTGTGAGATTATAGGTTGCGTATTCTTTAGCATTACCGCTATCTTTACACAATTCCCAAACACGGGCGGCATCAGTAAAGTCAGCAATTCGGTGAGTATTATATAACTCTCCGTCATAGTAAGTAGTTATTACATACATATATTCCATCTTAGTATTCCTCTCTTTCAATAATCCATGCTTCTAAGTGGTGTTGGTCAATAATAGCGTGTGCTGGTGCGGTAGTCAAATTACCTTTATAGAATACCCCTTCAGGTAGGGGAATTTCTAAGTGCCAAAGCCCTGCGTCATTTACGGCGTCAATAGCCTCAATACAAGTAGGCACCATAAAATCAGGAACGGGCGGGTAGTGATTAGACTTCAGGTGGATACCTATCTGAGTTTCAATATCAAGATTATCAGCCAAAGCCAAATCATTAGCAAAATTACTTCCCATATTAGTTAGCCTCGCTTCCTGCGAATATAGCCAATTCTGGCTCACTTAGTAAGCCATTATCCCAAATAACTTCATCTCCGTCTAGGATTAGTTCATAAGGATTACAAACGCAAACCTCTGAGTCAAAATCCTCGCCTACTGACCAATACAGATTACCTGTTCCATTACAAAAATCGCAATTTCTAATCATGCGAAGTGCGTATTCCAATTTATCCATTTTTCTTTCCTTCTTTCTGTTCATACTGAAATCCTATCATAGGGGGCTGACATTTTCAAATCCCCTCGCCCTTCTACCACGATGAAGTGTAGTAAAAGGACAATTTGGACATTTCGGGCAGGGCAAATACTCTGTCCAATTTAGCCTTAGTATTCTTTAGGTCTTGCCAATACCATTCGTCAATATCAGTACCGCCAAAGAAAAATCCTGCCTGTGGCGGTAGCAAGTTAGGGTCACGCTCTGCCAAAGCCTTATTCACTAGATCAAGTAAGGATTTCAATTTCTCATGGGATACATAGTATTCCCCACAATTATCTTCTCCACCTTGAACATTCTTTACAAACCAAGCGTGTATCTGATTAGCCTTGCGCCAATAAGCACAAGTCACTTCAACATGAACGCCATAGATATCAACAGCAACATCTTTCATTCCTGCTGTTTCAACAATATTATTCCACAAAGGGAATACTGCTTCAGGTGAGTCATAGGACAATTCATCATTATTCTGTAACGCCTGCCAATTTATTTTTTCCACGTATTTTTTAGCGTGGAGATACATATCTAATCCCATTAGATTACCTTCTTTCATTTTTAGGCTTCTAGCCTATCATTTTCTACTGACAATTTCCAATTAGACACGCCCAAAAAATGTGGGGAATCTCACAAAATCCCGTAATTGTGTCTTAATTCACACTGTGGATAACCTGTGGAAAACCCCCCGGGGGGCTTTGTTGAAACTTCAACCAATTTAGTTGAAATCTCAACGAAAGCAATTTAGATCTTTATCTGATTCCATTTCATTTCAGAATTTTCAATTCGCAATTTTCTATTTTCAATTTCTAATTTTCTCATAGTAATTAAACTCATTCCGAAAAGTGTTGCGAAAGAAATTATAGCGAGAGTTAAAATTAAATCTGTCATGCTGGAATTAATCCTAACTCATCAACGCCACACGCTTTCTCAAATCGTGCTTTGTCAAATCTATCGTTATCAGATAAAAAGAATTGAGAAAATTCTTCTACCAAATCCTCAAATACTTGTGGGTGAATTTCTCCGCTAAATCCTTTAAGAATGTTAGCGGTTTCAATATAGTCTTTGCGTGTCATCATTAGTTAGCCACCTCATCTAATAGAATGAAGGCGTGAGTTCCGCCGTCATTTACTCTTTCTAATTCTTCCAACAATTCATCATGAGTTAGAAGTGAAGCGTCACCAATAATTTCTGTAACTGCGTCAATATTTAGTTGAGTTACAACCTGAGTAGGAAGTTTCGCAAGTGTGCCTGCGAATGGAGAGTCTGCGTTAATGCGTGAAATAAACTTTACGCCATTAACTGTGAATGGATAGTCTTTGTAATCTGTATTCATTTTAGTTATTACCTTTCTTGGTGTTTGTTGTTGATACAATTTTAGCGATTTTCTCTAAGTTTGTCAATTGTTGCGCTTTGCGCTGGCTTTCAATATAAGCCTTGAATTCATCTAATTTCATTAGTCTGCCACCTTTACGGCGACAGTAGCCCACTTATAGGAGTGAGTAGAATTAGGAGTGAAGCGAATTGCGTAAGCCTCATATCCTTCAGCAAGATAAATATCCTCACGCTTTTCAGCGAAGTTTATTTCTCCATATTGGAATTTTCTCGCTAGTGAGCGAGGGTAGTAAGTTTGACCTACGAGCAGGTCTGGAATTGAATATGATTTCATTTAGTTATCCTTTCTAAGATACTTTCTAATAATTCTATTATTTCATTTTTTAGCGTGAAAGTCAAATTAGACACACGCTTGGGCTTTGTGAGGTTAGTCACTAAAACCCTAGAACATCTGTTCCATAGTATTCTACGGCTTCAGGAAGCCTCATCATTCCTTTATAGTCACCGCATTTATAGCAGATAGCATTCCAGCCGTCTGTGATCGTTGAGCAGAATACGCAGACTTTATCAGTCACGCAGAAATCATTATCTACTAGGTATTCCATTATTTCTGTTTTATTTAGTGTAGTCATTTTTTGACCTACCTTTCTATTTTCTTACTCTGTAAGTTTAGCAGATTAGACTGACAAAATCAAATCTAAAATCAGTATAAATCGGACATTTTGAAAATTATTTTTGTGAGGATTATCACAAGATCTTACAACGAGGTCGGGCGTGTCGGCCCCGGGAATTTTTTACTAACTTTGTCAATTAGTAAAAAACTTTTTTATTTATTCAACAACATCTAAAACTTCAAATGCGTCAAACTTTTCTAATTCACTATCAGACAAAACTGAAAGTGATTTACGCAAAGCAAAAATTGCTTTCACATCGCTATCTGTATCAACGATGTATGAAATCAAAACATTCTTTTTCATTTATTACTCACACTCCTCTTCATCATTTTCAAACTTTTCTACTTCATTTAGAAAAGCGTTGAAGTCTTTAAGCACCTGAGCAGGTGTCTTATTGCTTCTATCAGCGATACGATTAGCCATTGCTAAATCGTGTTCAGTAATTCTACCTATTAGATTTTTCATTTTAGTTTCCTTTCTTTGGAACTTTCTTTATTTTGTTATGACTGAAGTCTAGCATGGGGGACTGACATTTTGAAGGGTATTTCGGGCGTGTCGGAAAAGAATTTTTGTGAGGTATGCCACAAGTCCCGGGCCTGTCCCAAATGTCCGATTTGTCCATGTGACCAACACCACAAAAGACACGCATGGTTTAGACTTGACTTTGTCAGGGTATTCGTGTAGAATACGCAGTATAAGAAATCAACAGAAAGGATTTCAAAATGAGTAAGAAAAATTGTAAGTTATGTGGTCAGACCACCTATGTATCAAAACGCAACATTATTGCGATATGTCCAAATTGTGTAGATTCCCTACAAAGTGTGAGGTAAGTCACAAAAATAAAAGGGCGACACGCCCTAAATATCCCCCAAAATGTCAGTGGTATCCACTAGAATACGCAGTATAGAAACTAAAGAAAGGTTAGGTAGCAAAAATGCTAACACTAAGTTATACAGCAGAGAAAGACAATAGTCTTGTCTCAGTAGAAAATAGACTCATGGTAAGTGAGTATCAAATAAATGACCTACTAGATACCCTTGTATCAAATGGTTATGACATTATCTCAACAGAGATTACAGACGGAGAATATTCTCCACACTTCAACGGATAAGAAAGGATAAATAACAAAATGGATAGATATTTACTAATTGAGTTAGGCTCAGAGGGTATCGCAATAGAAACCGCTCAAGCAGATTTCTACGCCTCATGGCTAGGAATTGCCCTAGTGATTTTGTCAGTGGTAGGGTATAGAATTATCAAAAGACTAAAGAAAGGAAATAAGTAAATGATTAACTCACTAGAAAGAATTAAATGCGATGAGTGCTATGGGCACGGCGTTATATTCTATGGCGACAATGACGATTACGGCGTTGAGCCTTGCGAGTGTGTAGCATAGTGGCTACCTACTCAGATGAACAATTACGCAGGAAAGCCCACCTAGAAAATGGTGGGACACTTGCTAACTATGACAGAACACACTACGAAAATGAAAGGGTAGAAAATGAAACTAACAATAACTAGCATGAGTGGCAATACTTCTACAATGGAATTGCCTACTAAAGAAAATGTCTATTACTTTATAGACTTGTATAAAAAATCTCTCAAGAAAAATCAACGAGTAAAAATTACTTGTGATATTTTAGGAATTGACGGATATTTACAAGGCACAGCGCCTCTGCGCTGATGCCCCCCTTTGGGGATCTCCCAAGAGTGTGCTCACTATTATTTTTCATTATTTTTTTTAAATCATGCATCATACATCTTAACAAAATATTCAGATTTTCCCAAAATGAAATTTTTTCAGATTTGGCGGTATAATAGAAAAATGCCATGCCACCATATATATGAAGATATAGGATTAGAAATATGTCCTGATTGTGGGCGGTATACGCATGAAACTGATAGAGAATTACAATTAAAGCTATTTAAAGAATATTATGAATCCGATGCTCCAAAAGCGTATATATGCCCAATAGAAGGCGGTACAATTAGAGGATGGTGGTCAATATAGAAGATCCAAATTTAGCATTGAAGCTATTTAAAGAACAATGCTGTGATAACTGTAGCTGTAAAGAATCTACCACTTCCCAATTGGACATTTTGCCTTCTCAAGCGTAGTTTTCAATTTCATAAAACATCCACATTTTCTACATGTCTGAGTTCTTGGTCTAAAAAACTCACAACCTTTACAAATTTCAAGGCGGTATGCAGCAAGTTCTTCTGGACTTCTATCTCCATTAATAAGATCCCAAGGCTTGACGTCATCACTCATTACATTAGTATATCAATTTTGTGGGGTATACCAACAACATCTGTAGATACAGTTGTCCATAATTGATGAGAAAGCGAGGGATGAATAGAAGCTTTCATTCCATCTATCTCCATAGCATATTTATATCCACCTCTGGATGATTCAACGGTATTCCAAATAGAATCATATTTCAAAGCGGTAGATTCAAATACAAACAAATAATATGTTTTCATATTGAAAAGTGCGGGGGTATTAGACCAATCCTGGTCTGTCTTTGAAACACATATATAATAATCAGCCTTATTCTCCATAACACTATTTACCATTTCTGGCAATGTTTCGTGTTTTCCTAGACGAGATCCAGAAAAAGTAAGGGTAGATTTAGAGACATCATATATCCCTGATTTTACAGAAAAACTAGGTCCATCTTCTATTGTCATATCAACACTAATGGAATGACTTCTATTTGGTTGCCAATCATTAATATATCCATTTTCAGCCAGAATGTTTGATATTAATTCTTCTAAAAATTCGGCGGTACATGGAAGCCTATAAAGGCTGTGATGGATTTTTAATTTATCAACCAATCCCACTTTTAATATATTTATTATTTGCTCTATCATTGTTTATCAGTATACAGCGGATATATAGAAAAGTCAACCATATCCAGACATAGTGAATATTTATATTCATGTATTGTCTATTGGGTGTTTGGTGTTCTATTTTCGGCTTCGCTTTATACCGCCCGATTTTGTATCAAATAATGATATAATTCATCTCATGAGCGCACAAGATTGGGCTGGATTTATATTAACAATTATTTCCATACTTGGCGCTGTTGGACTTTTTGGAAGGTGGATCGTGAAAAAATACGTAGAAGATATTATGTCCGAATTAAAGCCAAATAGTGGATCTTCAATGAAAGATCAGGTAACACGGCTTGAAGATAAAATGGATAAGATGTTTGATATGATGATTAGTCACCTAGAAGATCATTCTAAAAAGTAACTATATATAATATATAAAAGATATTTAATTATTAAGATATATTCTTTTCTTTAATATATATTTAAGTATACACTCTGGTTTTAAACTTTTTTAACTTTTTACCGTTTTTCTTTATAACGATTTTATAACTTTTAATAACAGTGTCTGGTTTGATACGATTTGTACTATTTTAATATAAACAAATGTTATAATCAACTTGCTGTTCCCGCTAGGTTGCTCTCTACCCACCCCCACTGCCCCTAGCGGGTTCAGCCTTATTTTATGATATAATCAAACATTATGGCCTGTGGATATTGCTCAAATACTATTTCTCAATATGGTGTAGAACCAGTTTCTGTACAATGGAAAGTTGTTCGTGGAAATACTGCTACCCTTACCGTTGATTTTTTAGAATCAGATGAGACTACTGATTGGGATACTAGTGGGTGGACCTATAAGGCTACTTCATATGATCCACAGGGCAATGTACTAGATGATCTCCCAGTTGAGGCTACAACAGGCTCTATAACCCTTGTAGTGCCATCTTCTACGACAGAGCGTTGGGGAACTACCTATGCTAGCGTTGTAGCAGAATTGCAATTTGATATTCGTGTAACAATTCCAGGAGAAGAAGTTAGTGGATCTTCATCTTGTGACACCATTTGGACACCAGTTATTGGTACAATATGTGTATTAGGTAATGTAACCCCAGGAGGTAGTTTGTAATGTATCCACCAGTTATAAAAATTAGTGTTGATCGTCCAGAACTACCGCCTATTATTAAAATAGACGGTAAAATATTTAAGGTGGAAAAATAATGGCATTTCCAGCAACATATAGTTTTAATTATTATAAAGGCGATACATATAATTTTGTAATACGCCCTAAAAATTCTGACGGATCTGCATTTGATTTAAATAATTTTTCAGAAGCAACTTTTACAATAGCATCATCTCGTGGAGATAATCCAGATTTTAGTGTAGAAGCAGGTGCAGATATAAATACAGAGTCAGACGTTGTTGTATGTGGAATAGTACCGAGTGTTGGTTTAACTTTAAATGCAGGACAGTATGTTTATGATGTTGAAATTGTAAATACCGATGCTACCCCAGATATTGTTTACACATTATTAACTGGAGTTATTACGGTAACAGAACAGGTATCTGGTGCTGCTCCGTGACAGAAGTAATAATTAGTAATGATGATATTACAGTTCTTGGATCACCTCCAAATATTGAACTATTGATAGACATAGGGCCAAAAGGTCAACGTGGAAGTCAATTTTTTGTAGGACTTGGAAATCCAAATTTAATTGAAATTGGACAAACTCCAGAGCTTAATGATTTATTTTTAAATATAGCTCCAAGCGAACAGTACGGCTATATATACCAATATGTTTCACAGCCTGGATCAAATACATGGACTGAATTAGTTAATATTTTTCCAGCTTCATATTCTATTAATTATGATGTGGTTTTTGAATCTGGATCCGCTGAAATTATTATTCCAATATCTGATATTACTGATGTTTCTGGTCTGACTTCTGAAAATTTTAGCATCCAGTATAGTATCGTTCACGATAGCCCAATAGCCTCAAGCATGCAAATTCCACCATTGGCTGGAGCTGAGGAAAATCTAGTTATTAATATTGAAGCAGCAGAATATGTTAGTAGCGCTTGGGCTGCTTTAGATGAGCAGGTAACAGTTCATATTCATATTACGATTATAGAGATTGATCCTGTATCTTAATATGATATAATTTCAGAGAGGTGAAATAATGGCAGCAGAATCAATTGGTTCTTTATACCCCACAGCAATACCAGGGTATTCTGATGCAGCAGACATTCAAGCTGCTTTACGTGTATATCATTATGGATCTTATTCATATAATACTGCAAACACATCCACTGCTTCTTTAGTAAATCCATCTATTGCCTATACTTTAAACGATCTTCAAACACAGATAACTTCTGGATCAAATAATGCTATTTTAAAAAGTGCATTAACAGCAAAAGGTGATTTAATTTCTGCTTCAGCAGCAAGCACAACTTCAATTTTAAATGTTGGAACTAATAATCAAATATTAATTGCAAATAGCGCAACGGCTAGTGGATTACAATGGACAAGCACTCTAAATTCACCAACAATTACAACTCCAACAATTTCAAGTATTATTAATACTGGAACGCTAACTTTACCAACAAGCACAGATACACTAGTAGGACGTGCAACTACTGACACTCTTACAAACAAAACATTGACTGCTCCTGTAATTAATTTAGCTACAAATGCACAGACTTCATCATATACCTTGGTTTTGTCAGATAATTCTAAGATAGTAGAAATATCTAATGCTTCTGCAAATACATTAACTATTCCATTAAATTCATCAGTAGCTTTTCCAACAGGGTCACAGATAATTATATTACAAACAGGAGCAGGACAAACAACAATTGCTGGATCTGGCGGTGTTACCGTAAATGGTACCCCAGGATTAAAACTAAGAGCTCAATACTCTTCCGTTACATTAATAAAACGAGCCACAGATACTTGGGTTGCATTAGGCGATTTGGTGGCTTAAAATGCTACCATATGTCAGTGGATCTCAGTCGTCTGCTGGTCGTCAACCAAGTGCGCCAACCAGTCCATCTGCAAGTGCAGGAAATGCACAAGCTACAGTAAGTTTTACTGCTTCATCATATTTAGGTAAACCACTAAATAATAATTTATATACTGTAACATCCAATCCTGGATCAATTACTGCTACTGGAACATCAAGTCCAATTACTGTTACTGGACTAACAAACGGTACATCTTATACTTTTACTGTTACATTAAGCACAAGAACTGCTGCTAACTCTATTATTGCTACATCTTTGCCTTCTACTATAAGTAATACTGTTACTCCTTCTGTGCCATTTAGCTTTACACCGTTCAGCTTTACACCGTTCAGCTTTACGCCAGCACCATTTAGCTTTACGCCGTTCAGCTTTACACCGTTCAGCTTTACGCCAGCACCATTTAGCTTTACGCCGTTCAGCTTTACACCGTTCAGCTTTACGCCAGCACCATTTAGCTTTACGCCGTTCAGCTTTACGCCAGCACCATTTAGCTTTACGCCGTTCAGCTTTACGCCAGCACCATTTAGCTTTACGCCGTTCAGCTTTACACCACCGTTCTGTGACTGCTACAGCCCTTGCTGCTGTGGTGGCGAACCGCCATGTTGCGGTGGAACATTCTTCTGTTAATATTTAATCACTTATTGACACATTATGCTTTATAGTGTATAATTTATAAAAAAGGAGAAAAAATGCCAAGTTTTGCATTTATTAAAGATGGGGTAGTTCGTTTTATAGAGTCAGTAAGTCCTGCTGGTCCATCAACAGAAAAATGGATTGCATTATTTAGATCTGGAGTTCTTTTAAAAGAAACAACAAGGTATGATGTAATGCCAGGAGATTTATTTTTAGACGGTAAATTTTATAAAAAAGATATAGAAGATGGAACTACCACATTGCTAGAAGAAGGCGTATTTACACATCCAAATTCAATAAGGTTTGCAGGAATTATGGATGGGGAAATAGTTGGACAATATGGAAAAAGAAAAGACACATTTGAAAATCAAGAAAAAATTGATGAATATGTTAATATTATAATTTCTTCAGAAATTGTTGAGTTAACTTCAGAGCAGTTATCTTTTGTTGAAGTTGGCTGGCTGTACGATGGTTCTAATTTTACTAACCCTGACTAATAATTATGGAAAATGACAACAAAAGTGCTTGGCAAAAATATAAAGAAAATTTAGGTCAGACAAGACCTTGGGATTTTTTAAATCCAGAAACAGGATATGTAGCAGAAAGCATTGCTAAAGAAAGATATGAGATATGTCTTTCTTGTCCTCAATTGACTAGTGCAACAAAACAATGTAAAAAATGTGGATGTTTTATGTTATTAAAAACTAAGTTAGAAAATGCAGAATGTCCGTTAGGAAAATGGTAATGACAAAAATTCGTTTTTTTGAAGCACACTCTCAAATGCTAGGAATAGCTCCAAAACCAGAGCCAGCAATACAAAATATACCAGCGTGGTGGAAACTACAGCAACCTTTTATGGATAATGGTCAACTTTCAAATGGAACATATCAGTCAACTGTAAAAAAATGTCCAGCAATTCTTGATTCAATAACTGCAGGATATATTATTAAAATGCCAATAGATATTTATGTAGATACAACTGGAAATCAAATATTAACTCAGTTACCATTTGAATTTGAAAGGTTTAGACCACATATTATATCTGCACATCCAAACCAACAGTTATCCAATATGCCAATAGATACAGAGATATATATGTCAGATGTATTAAGAATCCATCCTTTTTGGCTTATTAAAACAGATATTGGTTCTAGTACATTATTTATGCCTCCAGTTTTTAGAGAAAACTCTCCAATACTTGCAACTACAGCAATTGTAGATACTGATAAATTTATTAGTGACGGACATTTATCATTTTTTGTAAAAAAGAATTTTAAAGGTATTATAAAACAGGGAACTCCTTTAGTTCAGGTTATACCCTTTAATAGGGAAAAATGGGAACACGAAATACATGGATACAACCCAGACATAGAAAATATTCAAAGAAAAGTTGTAAGGTCAACATTTCTTCACGGATATAAATTAAAATTTTGGACAAGAAAAGAATATAAATAATGAATCATAAAAGCTATTATTATGAAATTCCAAATAAAGAAGAAATTAAAAATGATTTAATCAAGCCACTACATTTGTATGCAATGAAAATATCTCCAAAACCAAAAGAAATATCTGAAAATTTATATAGACAAGAGTGTTATAGTGAATATTTAATTAATTTTGATAGCAATAATATGATAAGAATGGTAAGTAGGCCAGCAATTCAACAATTTAAAACTATTGATATATATGCAAAAGACGCTCCAAGTGATTGTTTTAATACAAAGTTTGCGTGGTATTGTTCTTGGTTTTTTGACAAAGATATAGATGTAAAAATAAAAAATTCAAATGATGAGGATTATCCATTTTATATTCCAGAAGAGATTATTATAAATTTTTCTAAAATATATCCAGAGAATAAAAATATTTTAGAGCCAGTATGGGTTCCATTTTTTGTAAAAAAAGATTCTAAGTTTATAAAAGCAGACTATGGTAAAATAGAAAAACATACATCTGCATACTATATGGAAGTATTATGAAAACAATAAAATTTTATCAAGTTGGACTTGGACCAGATCCAGTTCCAGCAAAAACAATAATTCCTCAGTGGTATAAAGATATTAGTAAATATAATGAGTCAAACAGTTTAGCAGATGTAAAATTAAGCAATCAAGATGGAATAGACTCTTCTGCCATATCATTAAAAATTTGTTCTCCAACATTTGATGCTTTCGCATCTGGCTATCAAGTTTTATTGGCAGAAGATATTTTAGTAGAAATAAATAAGTATGGTATTCCAGAAATCTCATGGAAATCTAATTTGTTTACTATAAATAGAATGCCACTAGTTGAATTTCCAATACCTCCTTTTTATCACCCAATTGCTTTTGCATTTAGGATGATGCATGGAATATCAACTCCCCCTGGCACATCAGTGCTTGTTACACATCCTTTTAACAGAGTTGATTTGCCATTTTATGTTCCGTCAGCAATAGTAGATTCAGATAAAAAATTTCCACCAGCAGATATTAGATTTGTGTTAAGGAGAGATTTTGAAGGAATAATAAAAGAAGGCACACCAATATATCAACTTTTACCTTTTACAAGAGAGTCTTGGAAGATGGAGATAGATAATTCTATTAAAGATGAAATGCTATGGGAGCACGAAAATAGGCGAACATATATTCACTCGTGGTATACTAAACAATTACAACAACCAAAGGAGTTTAATTAATGAGAGAGCATAAATTCTTTGAAAGATTTTTAGATAACGATCTTTTAGATTTATCCGAGGAATTAAAAGATAGATATGGAAGAATAAAAAATGCAGAAATAGATGGAGTTACTCCAGTAACTGATGACGGTGCGTGGGTAAGTTCTGGAAGTATATCTACTGCTAAATGGAATCAATATAATGTTTTTCAGTTCCATATTACTGGTATTAGAAATCTATATAATGCTATTTCTAGTATGACTAAAGAAGCATGTGAATATTATAAGATAAATTTTGAAGAACAAAAGTATATGATGCAGGGATGGTTTAATATTAACTATTCAGATACTGGAAAGCTAGACTGGCATGACCACGCTGGTCCAGAAGATTTTGCTCCGCTATTTCATGGATATTACTGTGTAAGTGCAGAGCCGTCATCTACATACTATCAATTATTTAGAGATCCAGCACAGGTAGTAGAAAATATTAATAAAAACAATAGAGCAATTCTTTCTGAGATGGGACATCCACATGCAATGGGAGATTGGTCATGGGATGGTCCAAGAATTACAGTTGCATACGATGTTGTTCCTTTTGAAAGAATAAAAACATATCCTAAAGATCAGGAACAGCATTGGATTCCGCTTCAATAAATATTTGCATAGTTTCTTATAGAGATAAAAGAATTGTTGAAACTATCAATAATGCATATAATAAAGCTGCATTAAAAGATAGAATAAAATTTTTTGTAACTATTCAAGATAGCTATCATTATAAAGTAAAAAAAACAGAAAAAGATCTTATTAATTATCTTCCCTGGGATAATTTTGAAGGATTTGCAACACAAAGATTTACAATAACTTCTTATATTCCAGCAGAAGAATATATTCTTTTTGTATCTTCTGCTACAGAATTTACTGACCAATGGGATATTAAGATATTAAATAATCTAAAATCAAACAAAATAAAAAGCATAAAAAATAGTTTTTCAGTAGATGGTACTTTTATTAAAAAACAAGATCTTGATATTTTTGGATATCCTCACTATCTTAGATTAATGGGTGAAGAAGAAGATTTATCAATTAGGGCATTTTGCAATGGGTATGATTTTGAAGATAGTCTACTAGAAATTATAAATATTTTAGATAAAAAAGAGCACGACTATATTCCTTTTTCTAAAACTCATAACTATGATCAAGTTCAAAGCTTATATGATACTGGTAGCAATAAGTTTATAAATCTTATTGGATTACAAAGAAATTTCAAAGAGTATGCGTTAATTAATCCTATTAAAAAAAATTATCATCAATTAAATGATGTGGAATATTTAAGGCATCAAATAGGAGAATTACAGCGTGATAGATTTTATACCCACGGGAGTAGAATATGAGCAATCAAATATTTATTATTGAAAATTTTATTGAACCTGAAGATGCACAAATCATTATAAATGAAATAAATCATCCTTCTGAATTTAACCCATATCCAGAGTTTTATAATAATAGAAATGGTGGAACGGCTTTGCCATATAATAAAATTACTGTGTCAATGTTAAAAAAATATGGAGAAAAAGCAAATAAAAAAATTCAAGAATTATTTAATTTAGATGAAAATATTTATGCAACAAAAGGGTATTCTTCGCATTGGGAAACAGATAATGAAGGACCGCCACATCTTGACGATATTGAAAAAGAACCATTTATTCAGTGGAGTACTGTAATATATCTAAATGAGCCACCAGAATTTGAAGGTGGAGTAATATATTTTCCACAAAAAAACTTTAAATATGTTCCAGTAAAATATTCCGCTGTCTTATTTCCACAAAAAAATTCTTCCTATATTCATGGAATTACTAAGGTAACAAGCGGACATAGATATACACTTTTATTTCATCACTGCTCGGATATTGCTTTTGCAGATCCAGATATATTGGAGGCTAAAAATGATAACTAAAAAATTAGATCTTGGTTTAATTATGGTTGAGGATGTTTTTAATAATGGAAATCAAATAATTGAATTCTTAGAAAACTATAATAGTAAAAGTGAACAAGAAAATAATGGAACAATTTGGAATCCATGGGTGGATGGACAAAACAGTGTATTTTGTTATCAAAAAAGACTACAAAACAAGGAAGAGCTTTTTACAAATCATAAATACTATGAAGAAGAATTATTTTTAATAAATGAAATTAACTTAATTGCAGACAAAGCACTAGAAGAGTACTTTAGTGAGTATACATTTGCTAGAGCTAATTTAAAGGGGCGAGAAAGGCCAAATATATTAAAATATGTTAAAGGTGGATTTTTACCTCCCCATCAAGATCATGGAGTAAGTACAAGAGCCTTAAGTGTGTTAATATATTTAAATGACGATTATGAAGGTGGAGAAATATCTTTTCCAATTTCAAATATAACAATAAAACCAAAAGCTGGAAGCGTTGTCTTATTCCCATCAAACTTTTTGTATGTTCATACAATATCGGATATCGTTTCTGGAACTAGATACTCAATACCAGCTTGGTTTCACAATAGACATGATATGTTAATGTCAGACGGAACGGAGTAATGTGTCCATATATGTATCTATTGCATCATACGAAGACCCTTTTTTAGAAAGAACAGTTAAATCTGCTATAGATAATGCTCTGTATCCTGAAAATTTATATTTTGGAATAGCAGTTCAAAATGAAAAAATAAAAATTCCAGATTTTTCTTTTATTAAAACAGAAAATTTATCATTATTAAATTTAAATGCTAAAAACAGACCTGGCGTTGTTCGTATTAGGTACATATTAAGAAAATTAATGCGTAATCAAGATTATTTTTTGCAAATAGACTCTCATATGTTTTTTGAAAAAAACTGGGATATTAATTTAATTAAAAAATTTAATGAGTTAAAACAAATAACTGGTAAAGATAAGGTTATTATTTCTAAATTTTTAACAAGACATATTGGGAAAGAAAATGAAGAAGAAAAAAACAGTGTTACTTCATTTTACATAAACAATAATTCGGGGTATAATTTTTTAGGAATAGGCAGTGAGCAAAGAGAAATATCAAAATTTAAAAATATTGAAATTATTGGTGATTTTGCTAAAACTCAATATATAACTGGTCAATTTATTTTTTCAGATAATACATTTATAACAGATGGTTCTTTTGATTCGTATTCTGATTTTTTTACAGAAGAGTATGTTGATAGTATTTTTTCTTATATAAGGGGTTATGATACTTATGCAATTTTAGGGTATAACTATTTATCTCATAACAATGAAGAATATAACGAACTTGTATATGGATCAAAAAACTTTAGTGATAAAACATTTAAAGTTCTATCAGAAAAGGATAAAGACCACATAATTTTTAAGCCAGATTTTTATAAATTTTTATTTAATTCCAAAAATACAAGATTTTATATACATGATGTACAAAGAACTTTTAAAGACTTTTGTATAGAACTTGGATTAGATTTTTATTTTATTAAAAATAATTATTATAAATATTTAAAAGATAATAATATTAAAGAATAGCCCTATAAATTAATATAGGGCTATATTATTTAATTAGGAAACTTATTTAGCCATTTATAATGAGCACCTTTGTTGAAAGATGACCATGAACTCCAGTCTACCCCGCCTTTTGTCATATGATAGACAATTTCTGCGTTAGTTACTGGACTAAACAATTCAGCATTTAGATCAATCTCAAACCTGTCTCGTCTGTCTGGACCTAAAGTTCCTAACATATTAATCTGAAAGATACCGTAAGAGGAATCTCCAGTATTGGTGTTTCCATTAAAAGCAAATGGACGACCATTGGATTCAGCCTTGGCAACTGCCCAAGCAGTCTTTAAAGCTTTTCCTTTGAACCCTACCGCCTTAAGTAATTCAACCAACTGGCTGTCAGTCAAACTTGTCGCATTTTCATACTTGCTCAGTATTTTTTTATTTTTGTCTTCAGAAAGCAGAAAAGCCACCTCGGGGGTGGCAATCACTACAAGCCCCTGTTTAGACAAACCATTATCAGTGGCATGCGACGGTATAGCCCCAAAAAGATGAGTAAATAAAATCGCACTACTGATTATCCCTACAAGCATTTTATTGTTTTTCAAGTTTTTCCTCCTAAAATGCATATGACACCATAAACGGTGTCATACACCTAGTATAACACAAATATGGTTTATTGTGCAAGTTTTTAAGATGATATAATATAATGGCTATGACCCATATCCAAATATTGAATATTGATTATCTTTATATAACTTATCTAAGGAATAAAAAAACATGCCAATATTAGGAATTATTGCAAGCGCAATAAGCACAGCATCGGGCTTCCTTAAGAAAATATTTTTTGCAAATAGCGACGGTACATTAAGATCTACAACAGGAGATCTATCAACATTTACTACTAATATTTCAGCAGGTTATTCATTAAATAATATTTTTGACGGTACATTAGATCAAGCAGTAACTTCATCAACATATGGAACAATACCATCAGGATCTCTTACATTAGTCGGGGGTAATAATAATTTATTTTATTTATCTACCAACCAAACTACATGGACAACTATAGATTCAGGATTTGGATCTTCAAATATAAATGCTGTTTATCAAGTAAATAATTATTTAAATCCTTTAACTTGGCAACTTGGCTCACAAAATGACTTTGGATTAATTGGATTTGAATCCACAGCTGCTTATGGAAATGGATTTTTTATAGCTCAAGCTAGACAAACATCTAGCGTTGGCACTTCTGTTACTTCAACAGATGGAATTATATGGAACACTGCCACTACTACAAATTTTGGTTTTGGAACTACACTTATCAACTCAATAGCCTACGGCAACAGCCTATGGGTAGCAGGTGGCAATACAGGCCAACTCCGCACCTCAACAGATACCATTACATGGACCACTCAAACCTCCAACTTTGGAAATACACAAATCAACTCAATAGCCTACGGCAATAGCCTTTGGGTAGCAGTTGGCGATAATGGCCAAATCCGCACATCAACAGACGCTATTACATGGACCACCCGAACCTCCAACTTTGGAAATACAATTAACTCAATAGCCTACGGAAATAATCTATGGGTAGCAGGTGGCAATTCAGGCCAACTCCGCACCTCAACAGATACTATTACATGGACTACCCGAACCTCAAACTTTGGAACTTCAACTATATTGTCAGTAGCCTACGGTAACAGTTTATGGTTAGCAGGTGGTGGTCTTTCAAGTATAACACCTATGTTAAGAAGGTCAACAGACGGTATTACATGGACTACTGTAACCCCATTAGGCAACACAGGTTCAGTTGACAAGATACTTTATGCTAATAATTTATGGGTATTGGCACTTGATGTTTTTGCAAGTAATACTCTTTTGCAAAGTTCAACAGACGGTATTACATGGACTACCGAAACAACTAAACAATTAATTAGCACTGGCGGTACATTAGTTTATGGAAATAATAAAATTGTATCAGTTGACTCTAGTAATAATTCTGGAATTCAATTCGCCGAAATGGCATCTGATAATTTTTCTTTTATTTCATCATCAACTGGAGACTTAACAAAATATTCTACAAATTTAGACACATGGACAACAGCATCTATTAATCACGGTGCTTTTACTTCATTATCTACTGCAACTCAGGACAGTACAAAAAATATTACAAGTCAGAATGGACTTACATTAATATCTGGAAACAATGGATTTGTGGCAGAATCATATAATAGAATTAATAGTGTAGGTAATTTTAATGCTGTATACGGTAACTATATTTGGACAACAACAAGTCTTAGTTGGTCATCAGCTATTAAGTATCAAGTTAGTTCAATAATCTATGAAAATGGTTTATTTATAGCTTCAGGGGGCGGTGGATTTTTATCTACTTCAACAGACGGCATAACTTGGACCACCCGAACCTCCAACTTTGGAAATACAATTAACTCAATAGCCTACGGAAATAATCTATGGGTAGCAGGTGGCAATTCAGGCCAACTCCGCACCTCAACAGACGGTACTACATGGACCACCCGAACCTCCAACTTTGGAACTACACCTATCAACTCAATAGCCTATGGCAACAGCCTATGGGTAGCAGGTGGTGAGTCAGGCCAACTCCGCACCTCAACAGACGGTACTACATGGACCACTGTAACCTCCAACTTTGGAACTACACCTATCAACTCAATAGCCTATGGCAACAGCCTATGGGTAGCAGGTGGCAACATAGGCCAACTCCGCACCTCAACAGACGCTACTACATGGACCACCCAAACCTCAAACTTTAGTGGAGGTCATCAGATTAACTCAATAATATATGTTAACAACTTATGGGTAGCAGGTGCTACTACTGGAACTCTAGGCCAAATCCGCACCTCAACAGACGCAATTACCTGGACAACAAAAATAAACAATAGGTCTTCAAAACTTTACTATGCAAATAACATTTATTATTCAATAGATAATAGTATATATTTTGGTTTAAAAACTTCAACTGATCTGATGACTTGGGTAACACAAACATCTAAAACAGATGCTGGATATAGAGAATGTACCTTAAGTGCTATTTGCTATGCTAATGGATATATATATGTTGGTGCATCAGATTTAATATTAAAATCACAGATTTCTAAACCATTTGAATCTATTCTTAGTGCTAGTAAAGGTAGAGATAATAAAATTAACTTTATAGATGGTAGTTTTTCATACTATAGTTATGAAAATAATGGATTTATTGATCAACAATATATTAATACTATATCAATTGATAAAGTAGTAAGTGGTTTGTGTGTGGCATACGGAAATGGTCTATGGGTGATAGGTTCAGATAATCAATCTATAATATATACTTCAACAGACGCTATTACATGGACTACCCGAACCTCCAACTTTGGAAATACAACAATTAACTCAATAGCCTACGGCAATAATCTATGGGTAGCAGGTGGCAATTCAGGCCAACTCCGCACCTCAACAGATGCTATTACATGGACTACCCAAACCTCCAACTTTGGAAATACAACAATTCAGTCAATAGCCTACGGCAATAGTCTATGGGTAGCAGGTGGCAATTCAGGCCAACTCCGCACATCAACAGATACTATTACATGGACCACTCAAACCTCCAACTTTGGAAATACACAAATCAGCTCAATAGCCTACGGCAATAGCCTATGGGTAGCAATCAGTAATGCACCTTCTGGCCCACTCCGCACCTCAACAGACGCTATTACATGGACTACCCAAACAAGTATATCTATAGATGCAATATCTTATGGTAATGATTTTTGGTTAGCAAGTCAGTATTCAGGAACTGACCCAAAAATTAGAAAATCAACAGACCTCGTTACATGGACTACAACAGTATCAGGGAATTCACCAAATCAACTTATTGAATATGGAGATATAACATCAATTACTTATGCAAATGGTTTATTTTTTGCTGTAGGTGGTAAAAATTTAATTGCATACACAACAGATGGTATTACATGGATTACAGTCCCAACGTATAGTCGTGAAAATAATAACTCTATAATTAATCAATCAGTTGCTTATGGAAATGGAATATTTGTAATAGCAAGAGACTTATCCACTAGTGGAGCTTTTATTTATATTCCTGGTAATGAAAAATCTTTTACTACATCTTTAGATAATAATGTTGTAGCAACAAATAACGGGTATATATATAGATATGATCCCACCTTAGATGTTAATTTATATTATAATACTGGACAAATAGGAAATATAAAAAATATATCATACAACAACAATTCTTATGCAATGATTGTAGATAAAAGAGATCCACTTACATGGACTACTTTTAGTACTGGATTTGGTACTACAGATCCAGTTGTAATAAAATATGGAAATGGACTTTTTCTTGCTTCAAGTGGCCCAGAATTATCTACTGGCGTTACATGGACCACCCGAACCTCCAACTTTGGAACTTCAATAATTTACTCAATAACCTACGGCAATAATCTATGGGTAGCAGCTGGATCTGGACAACAAATCCGCACCTCAACAGATACTATTACATGGATCACCCGAACTTCCAACTTTACATCTGGAGCAATTTTATCAATAGCCTACGGTAATAGTTTATTTGTAGTAGGTGGTAGTTTAGGCCAACTCCGCACCTCAACAGACGGTACTACATGGACCACTGTAACCTCCAACTTTGGAACTACAATAATTAACTCAATAGCCTACGGCAACAGCCTATGGGTAGCAGGTGGCAATACAGGCCAAATCCGCACCTCAACAGATGCTACTACATGGACCACCCGAACCTCCAACTTTGGAACTACACAAATCAACTCAATAGCCTATGACAATAGCCTTTGGGTAGCAGGTGGCAATTCAGGCCAACTCCGCACCTCAACAGATGCTACTACATGGACCACCCGAACCTCCAACTTTGGAACTACAGCGATTAACTCAATAGCCTACGGCAATAGCCTATGGGTAGCAGGTGGCTTGACAGGCCAACTCCGCACCTCAACAGATGCTATTACATGGACCACTCAAACCTCCAACTTTGGAAATACACAAATCAACTCAATAGCCTATGGCAATAGCCTATGGGTAGCAGGTGGAGCACTGGGCCAACTCCGCACCTCAACAGATGCTACTACATGGATTACTGGAATACCAAACTTAGATTCATCATCAATTTTGTCAGTAGCATATGCTAATAATATCTTTATATTGGGCAATACAATAGGACAACTAAGATCATCATTTAATAATTTCAATTTAAAAACTTCAACAGACTTAATAACATGGACAAGTAGACAAAGTAATTTTGTAGGTTCAAATATGTTATCAACTATATATAAAAATAATTTGTGGGTAGCAGGAGGAAGCAACGGTGCATTGCGTACTTCAACAGATGCTATATCTTGGACTACCAGAACATCCAATTATGTAATAGATTCAATATTATCAATAGATTATGGCAATAGTTTATGGGTAGCTTCTGGATCTCAAGAATATTTATCTACATGGAACGAGCCAACCTCTAACTTTGGAAATACAACTATATTTTCAATAGCCTACGGCAATAGCCTATGGGTAGCAGGTGGCAATACAGGCCAAATCCGCACCTCAACAGATACTATTACATGGACCACTCAAACCTCCAACTTTGGAAATACAACAATTCAGTCAATAGCCTACGGCAATAGCCTATGGGTAGCAGGTGGACAATCAGGCCAAATCCGCACCTCAACAGATGCTACTACATGGACCACCCGAACCTCCAACTTTGGAACTACAGCGATTAACTCAATAGCCTACGGCAATAATCTATGGGTAGCAGGTGGTACTACAGGCCAACTCCGCACCTCAACAGATGCTACTACATGGACCACCCGAACCTCCAACTTTGGAAATACACAAATTAACTCAATAGCCTATGACAACAGCCTATGGGTAGCAGGTGGTACTACAGGCCAACTCCGCACCTCAACAGATGCTATTACATGGACTACCCGAACCTCAAACTTTGGAAATACACAAATTAACTCAATAGCCTACGGAAATAATCTATGGGTAGCAGTTGGCGATACAGGCCAACTCCGCACCTCAACAGACGCTATTACATGGACTACCCGAACCTCAAACTTTGGAACTACACTTATCAACTCAATAGCCTATGGCAATAGCCTTTGGGTAGCAGGTGGAGCAACAGGCCAAATTCGCACCTCAACAGATGCTATTACATGGACTACTGTAAACAATAACTTTAATTATTCTCAAATAAATACAGTAGTGTATGGAAATAACACGTTAGTAACAGGAGGTTTTGAAGGAAAAATTCAATCATCAACTAATAAATTTAGTATTATAAGTTCAACAGATGCTATAACATGGACAACCCCACAAGTTAATTTTACAAGTACAAAACCATATTATATTTCGTATGGTAGTGGACTTTGGTTGTCATATGGGCAAAATGAGCCAATTAGAACTTCCACAGATACTATTACATGGACTACCCAAACCTCCAACTTTGGAAATACTAATATAGACTCAGTTTCTTATATAAATAATATATGGATTGCAGTAGGAGATGCAGGTCAAATTAGAACTTCAACGGATGCTATAACATGGAATACTCAAACTTCTAATTTTGCAACTACAAATATTTTAGCAGTATCTTATGGAAATAGTTTTTATACAGCGGTAGGAGATTTAGGTCAAATACGTGTATCAACTGATAATGTTTCATGGACTACCCGTATTTCTAATTATAGATCAACAATTAATTCAATAGTATATGGAAATAATCTTTGGGTATTTGGCGGTATACAAGGACAAACTGGATATTCAAGTGTAAATACAGAATACGGTGCTTATGTATCTACAAATGGAACTTCTTGGACTACTTTATCACTACCAATATCAACAGATACTATAAAAGATGTAAAAGTTATATAACTTTACAAAAAAAATATCTTTGCTATAATAGATATATGGGGGAAAAATTGAAACAACATATTAATATACTAATAGCTACACCAGGTAGAAATATGGAAGCAGAGTATGTAAAAAGCCTAATAAATACTATTTCATACCTGCATGATAATAATATTACATACATGTTTTTAAATCAATATTCATCAATGGTTAGTTCTGCTAGAGAAGCAACTGCCATGGGAGATACATATTTAGATCCATTTAATAATGTACCCGCTCGTGGTGCAGTAACATACGATAAAATTATTTGGATTGATTCCGATATTGGCTGGGAAGTTGAAGATTTTATAAAATTATATAAGTCAGAAAAAGATATAGTATCTGGGCTATATTTTAATGAAAAAATGACGCCTATGTTTTCTGTTGCATCTAATGATGCAGCAAAAGAAATTGACAGAATTCTTAAAAGCAATAATGAAGAAGAAATATTTGCTGCTGGATTTGGTTTTATTGCAATGAAGTCTGGCGTATTTGAAAATATGAAAAGACCATGGTTTGAATCTTTATTTGAAAGAATGGCATCAGAAAATAATGAAAAAGAAATTTTTATTCCGTATGGAGAAGATTTTTCTTGGTGCAAAAAAGCAACGCAGTCAGGATTTAAGATATATTTAGATCCAACAATTAGACTTTCACATTATAAAAAAGTTAGGGTAAAGCTAGAAAAATATGAGTAATAAACCACACTTTAATGTAGTAATAGCTACTCCAGGAAACAGCTTTACTCCTGGATATATGAGAAGTATTTTAAAAACAACCTATATTTTGAATCAAGAAGGTCTTACATGGAACTTTTTGAATCAGGGTGGCTCACTAGTTGCAATGGCAAGAGAATCTACAATTGGTGGTTGGGATACAAATAATGTAAAAATGACAGAACCATGTAGTGGTGAATGGACATACGATAAAATTATTTGGATTGACTCTGATATAGAATGGGAACCAGCAGATTTTTTTGGATTATATAATTCTGAAAAAGATATTATCTCTGGCTGTTATTTAATGGAAGATCGTCATGTTCCTATCTATAATCAACCACGAGGTGGAATGATGCCAGAAAAAATGCTTCTTGAAAAGAAAGAACCTTTTAAAGTTGCTGGTGCTGGTTTTGGATTTTTAGCAGTTAAACAGGGGGTATTTGAAAAGATGCCACGACCATGGTTTGGTCCAGTACCTATTCCAAATACTGATGAAAATAAAGAAACAAATCCTGAATTTATATTAATAGGTGAAGATCTTTCTTGGTGTACAAAAGCAATTAATTGTGGTTTTGATATTTGGGTAGATCCTAAAATTAGGGTAACGCATCAAAAAACTTTTAAGTTATACTGGTTGGACATATTACAAAAAAGGTATCCAGAAATGGGTAGTCAATGAAAATTCAATTTGAACCATTTGATAAAGAATCAGAACTTTTATTTGAAATTCCAAAACCAGCAGTTCAAGTAATTCCTGAGTGGTATAAAGATATGCCAACAAGAATGGACAATGAAAAAATTGATGGCTTATCAAAAGATGGTGTTGCAGTTAGCAATCTTACATTAAAGGGGTGTTCTCCATTTCTTGATGCATTAAGTTCTGGATATATTTTTGAACTGCCTTTTGATATGGAGTTTAGAAAAAATAATAATGGAATGATCAATGTTCGTTGGGCTACAAATGTTAATTTTATAGGGCAACATGGACCAGATCAGGCTCCAGGTATTCCAGCACCATTTGGTGGATCACCAAGTCTTCTTAAATGGAGACCAGGCTGGAGAATTATTACTCCAAAAGGATATAGTACTTTGTTTACTCATCCATTAAACAGACACGATCTACCATTCAGAACATTCTCTGGAGTAGTTGATACTGATATGTATAAGCTTGGAGTAGAACTTCCATTTCAGTTGCTTGATTCTGTAATTGATAAAGATATTTTTATTCTTGAAAAAGGAACACCAATATGTCAAGTTATTCCTTTTAAAAGAGAAGACTGGAAAAGTGAAAAAGTAGAGTTTAATGAAAATGAAAATCTTAAAAATGGTTTTTTATTAAAATCAAAAATTGTTCGTTCTTATAAACAACAGTTTTGGCAGAAAAAAACATACAACTAGGGGTTAATATGGATTGGTTACAAAAAACATCAGACTCTATAAATAAGGATGATGTTATGCCACCAATGGGTGGTACAGAAATATTAAAACATGGCCTATATAAATATACAAATATAAAAGAACATGAAGATATAAATATAGTATTGTCTAATCCATACTTTAAAAACATTAAATATACAAAAAAGAATTTATTATGGCAGCATTTGGCACACAGTGATGAGTCATTAAGGCCAGGGTATACAGACCCATCTTTTATGAATGCTATTAATTCATTTGTATATGTATCAAATTGGCAACATGAAAAGTATCGTTGGGTATTTAGGATTCCACTTGAAAATGCTTATGTAATAAAAAATGCAATAGAGCCAATTGAATTTAAACCAAAAACTAAAGATGGAAAATTAAAACTTATTTATACATCAGCTCCATTTCGTGGACTAGATATGCTTCTTCCAGCATTTGAAATGTTAAATAGAGATGATGTTGAATTGGATATATATTCTTCTGCAAAAATGTATGGAACAGGATATGAGGCTCATACCAACGGGGTATATGAAGAACATTTTGAAATAGCTCGTAACATGAAAAATGTTAATTATATGGGATATGCAACAAATGATATCATTAAAAAGGCTTTACAAGAAGCACATATATTTGCATATCCAAGTACATTTGAAGAAACATGCTGCTTGGCTATGGTTGAAGCAGGAGCTGCTGGCTGTCGTATGGTTACTACAAATTTAGGAGCGCTATATGAAACTGGATCAGAATATGCAAGGCTAATGCCAATGCAGGCAGTTCCAGAGACTTTTATTCCAGCATATGCGAAGGTACTTAATGAAGAAATAGATAATTATTGGTCTATATCAACACAGAATAAACTACAAAAACAATCTGATTTTTATAATGAAAACTACTCTTGGGAATTAAGAGCAAAAGAGTGGAACGAACTATTTGAAAAAATTAGCTCCACTTAGCATTATATTTAGATTCATCAGATTTAACAATTGAATTAAATGTTTCATCATTGTTATGTTCAATTAAGTAATCTAATCTAAAATAGTCAGATCTACTATATCCCAAAACTGATTCAGATCTACGATATAAATCGTTATCTCCAAACCAAATCTGGAACTGATTATCTGGTCTTAATGAAGATGATGCAGATAAAATCATAACAGCACCATCAAATATATTCACTAGTTCTTTTTCTTGTTCAATTATGGCATTATATGAATCAAAAATTACAAATGGATCAAAGTCAATTACTCCATTTAACAAAACAACATACTCTGCCCCATTGGATACAGCATGATCAATTCCTAAATTCCAGGCACGATATATGCTGATATCATCAAAATCTTCTAAATGTACAACATTGTTATATTCTGTATAACTAGGCTTTGTGTTTACAAAAATAATCTTATTTGAAAAATCAAGGCCAGACTTTCCAAAATGAGGATGGGGTATACTCTTTTTTTCTATCTCTCTAGTTTCTTGATTGAATACCTCGGATTCATAGAATTCTGGGGCGGTATAGCCACCAGCAAATTTTTCTACAAAACCAGATAAATCTACATTATTAGAAATGATTGGAACTACTATCCAAACATTATTCATATTTATTCCTCCATTTATAGGTATATTCTATTATACCAAACTTTCTTTTAATGATATAATAGAGGAATCATGGCATCAGGCGAAACACCAGTATACGATCTACCTTATCCAGTATTGTCGGATCCAGTAGATGTTGCATCAGATATACAGTCTTTAGCTGAAAGATTAGAGTCTGTACTGCCTACAATAGGGCTACCTTATCATACAATAGAAGTAACAAATAATAGTGGTGTAACAATAAATAAAGCAGATCCAGTTTATATTTCTGGATTTGACTCTGTTTCTGGAAAACCAGAAATAACAAAATCTCAAGCATCAAATTTGGCAACATTTCCAATATTGGGGTTAGCACAAGCAGCAATGGCAAATTCTTCGGATGGTATTGTTGTTATATCTGGAATATTCACTGGTGTAAATACAGTTTCTTATTCAGTTGGTAGTAGACTATATGTTGGATCATCTGGAGGCTTAACAACTACACAGCCAATAACAGAAATAACAAATTCTGGAGTTATTGGCATAGTAGCAAAATCTAATGCAAATGGCATTATAATAGTTGGAGCATTTAAAGGCAACGGCACATGGGGATCTTTGAAGGCAGGTTTAGCATAATGGCACAATATAGAAATCAAGGAAATGTTTCAATAGGTTCAGAGCCACCACAATCATTATGGACAATTGTTCGTGGAGATACTGCATCTTTTAAGATGTATGTACAAGACGACGCTGGTAATCCTTTAGTAATTGAAGATTGGACTATTGGCATGGACTTTTATAGGCCATCAACAGAAACAATAGTTCTTCAAGTAACCCCAGAATCTGATCCAGACGATGGCCCAGGTGAATTCACTATATTTCTTGCACATGATGAAACAGAAATTTTGGAAACAAGTGATGAGTTTGATATTCAACTTGCTTCAGCAGGAAATGCTATAGTATGGACAGTTTTACAGGGCACAGTAAAAATAATTGAAGACTTTACAGATTAATGGCTACAGCAACAATTCTTCAAAAAAACAAAAGATATTCAGAAATAATAGAAGACTGCACAAAACGTTTTTCACAAATTATTTATAATGATCCATATACAGTGTCTGTTATTTATGATATTCCTTTCAAAATTCGTGTAACAAATATTACAGTTCCTGGCTATAGCCCTAATAACCCACCACCAATTGGCATTGCAATTATAGGGTTTAATAACTATATTTTATGATATAATCTTAATATGGCCATAATTCCAATTAATCAACTAAAATCAAAATTTGAAACTGGCGATAAACCAAATGGCCAAGACTACGCTGACCTAATTGATACCACCTCTTTTAGAGCTGACGCTTTGGGAGCAGATGGAAACAACTCCGTAATAATCAACGGTATAGAGTCGGCTACAGTATTTGACACAATAGACACATCTACCTGGAGAACTATTAAATATATGGTTCAATTATCCCATTCTGCTAGTTTTTCATATAGGAGTAGTGAAATTAATATAGTTTTTGATGGTACCAATCAAAATATAACAGAGTTTGCTTCTGTCGCTAGCGGGGGTAGCGATGTTGGAAGTATTTCTGCCAGTTTAAATTCTGGTACAATTAGCATGATGGTGACACCAACACTTAGCCCTATAACCATTAGGTTTTACCGAACTGGTTTGAAGGCTTAAACCCTTATAAGGAGAAAAGAATGGCAACAGTAGACAAAGCCTTCAGAATTAAAAATGGCCTCGTAGTAGAAGGCTCATCTGCTACTGTAAATGGATCAAATGTTCTTACAGAAGCAAGCACAAGCACAGTTACTAATAAAACACTAACATCTCCAATAATTGATGGAGATGGAATTATATTTGAAGGAACCACACCAGATTCTTATGAAACAACTTTAACAGTTACAGATCCAACAGCAGATAGAACAATTACTTTACCAAACATTACTGGAACAGTAATAACAAATGGAGATACTGGAACTGTTACAAATACAATGCTTGCAGGATCTATTGCAAATGATAAATTAACAAATTCTTCAGTAACTATAAATGGAAACTCTGTTTCTCTTGGAGGTTCTACAACGATAACTGCTGCTGCTCCAAATGCACTAACAATTGGAACTGGTCTTTCAGGAACTTCTTATAATGGATCTTCTGCAGTAACAATAGCAATTGATTCTACAGTTGCAACAACATCGGGATCACAGACTCTCACAAACAAAACAATTAGCTCTACAAGTAATACAATTTCAGTCACATCTGGAAATGTAACGGATTTTAATGAAGCAGCACAGGATACTATTGCAACAGCAATTGCTGGTGGTACGCAAACAAATATTAGTATAACCTATGACGATACTGCTGGAACATTTTCATTTAATGCTTCTGGAGGAGTTTCAAGTGTTTCTGGAACTGCAAATCAAATTACAGCAAGCACTTCAACTGGAGCAGTAACTCTTTCTCTTCCAAATTCAGTTACATTTCCAGGAACTGTTACACTTAATGCAGATCCATCACAACCTTTACAAGCTGCTACAAAGCAATATGTTGATGATGTTGCACAAGGTCTTCATATACACCCTTCAAGCATAACAGCAACAACATCTAATCTTACTGCAACATATTCTAATGGAACATCTGGTGTTGGAGCTACATTAACTAATAGTGGAACTCAGGCTGCACTAGTTATTGATGGAATTACCTTAAATACAAATGATAGAGTTCTTGTTAAAAATCAAACATCTCAATTACAAAATGGTATTTATACAGTAACAGATATTGGTTCAGTTTCAACTAATTGGGTTCTTACTCGTGCTACTGATATGGATCAATCCGCAGAAGTTGATGGTGGAGATTTTACATTTGTAACTGGCGGTACAGTTAATGATAATACTGGATGGGTTCAAACATCTACTGGTGTAACAATTGGAACAGATGCTATTGTTTGGCAACAATTTTCAGGAGCTGGAACATATTTAGCTGGTAATGGACTTACTCTTACTGGCAACATTTTTACTATAGATACAAGCATTACTGCTGATCTAAATAGTGTTCAATCTTTAAGTAATAAAACATTAACAAGTCCAGTTTTAACAACACCTTCTATTTCTGGGTTATTGGTTCTTGATAATAATATTGTAATTGAAGGAACTAACGATACTCACGAAACAACTTTAACATTTACA